TGTGATGTTGCCTGTGGCTGAAATCACGCCACCTGTCAAGATGTTGCCACCAGTGATGTTGGCCGTGGCGCTGTAGGTAGTGGCTGTGCTGGCTGCTGCTGATATGATATTGCCGCCGTTTATATTGCCTGTCACACTCACTGTAGTACCTGTGTGTGTGATAGCGTTGACATTGGCACCACCTAGGATGTTGCCACCAGTGACATTGCCTGTGGCCGAGATCAATCCAGCAGTGCGTATGTTACCACCTTGAACATTGCCTGTGACAGTGGCCAGGCCACCTGAGACCAAGTTACCACCTGTGACATTAGCAGTGGCACTTAGACTATTTCCAGTAGTGATCGCGCCCGAAATATTTGCAGTACCTGTAATATTGGCACCAGTTGAGGTGAATACCACCACGTTTGAAGTGCCGCCAACACTGATATTAGCATTACCACTGGGAGAGGGAATTCCAAGATTTGTTGTGCCACTGCTCAATGCAGTAGCTGAAAGATTACCGGTCAGCGTGGTAGTACCTGATACAGTGAGATTTCCAGTAACCGTTACTGTACCGCCTTGCAGAGTAATAACATCAGACGCTGTAACAGTTTGTATGGTAAGATTACCGAGCACACGCTTGAAAGTAGACATTCAAAGTTCCTTTGTGTTATTTATACGATTCAAAAAGTCCGCCATTGGCATGTGATGCAAGTTGCTTATTTTTTTCAAATCTGCTATGTCTGCTGTAGTTGAGCCAACCACACGATAAAAACTGGTTTTGTGAAAATCTTTGCAAATTTTAACAATTTGCTTGGTCCAGTTGCCAGTGAATGTAGGGTTGGCTGAACTTTTTTTGTAGAATTCTGTATCTGCATAACAGTTGTTGAATCGTCCAGTTTGAGTCGGTCCCATATCAAAACCGATCATGTACACTGCTCGATTGGCATCTGCTGCTGCTTGACTCACAGCAACCGGGCCCGAACTGTATCCAAAATAGTCTTGTGCTATACGGTTGGCGCCCGAATCTGGCAGCGGACGGCGGGTATACATGCGGTTTTTTTGTGCATATCCTGTTTGTTGTATAGCTTCACTGATGGGCACATCTGTGCTGATCAGCACGTCTGGCACAAATTCACGATAGATCGCATTGCAACCATAAACTGGTCCAAGTGATTTTAGGAGATCTAAATCAATCCCTTGACGGCTCACACCATTGCCCAACACAAATGCTCTGCTCATAAAAAATCCTCCCAGTATGTAGCTGGGAGGATTCTGGCCAGTTATAAATTAGCTTGTGACGCTGGCAATCTGAGCCAGTTGCAGCGTGCCATTTTGTGCTTGTGCACCGGCAATAACTTCAGCACCGGACCATGTGACTGAACCTTCGTCTGTGAAGAAGTTGGTCACATAGTAGTTTTCTGCACTTTGTATATTGACACCAGCATTGTTGTTGCTGTAACTGCCAGTGGTCATGCCATTCCAATCACGCACCCACTTGTTGGTGATGTAGCTGGCATACACAGCAGCACTATCGCCCACCGAATAACTGATGCTCATGTTGCCTGCCGATGGAGTTGCTGTGTTGGACAACACACATTGACCCACAGGGTACACTGTGCCGTTGCCAGCACCTACCGCTGCTGCTGTGAATATTCTACCCACCGCTGCTGTGCCTGATAATATGGTGGACCAATCACTGGTGCCCAATGACACGATTTGATAGCTTTGACCCACAATAAGACCGCTGCTGAGTGCATAGGTTCCGCCGGTGTAAGCCACCAGGAACTTGTGCGAACCTTTTTGGCGTATGATACGTCCGGTGTAGCTGCTGGCCAAGGAAAATGTGTTTGAGCCATCTGCCAACAGAATATTGACCAAACATGCAATTTCTGGATAGGTAGCACTGGCTGTGCTGGTCACTGGCGATCCGCCAACCACACCCAAGAATTGCGTGTCATCCAGTGTTTGAACTGGTGTGTTATAAGCAGGGTTTGTCAATGTGCCAAACGGAGGATAACCTGCGTCAGTCAAGATGTTCTGATTGTAACTGGTGGTTGTGCCGGATACACTTGTGCCTGAACCCACACTTGTTTTTTGAATTTTAAGAGCTCTTCCCATTTTTTTCTCCTTAAAGAAGCCCAATGTGGGTTCTAGCCACTACGCAGTGGTTGCTGCATAAAACACCGTATTGTGTTGACAAGTATTTAGCCACATGTTAAAATTTAACACCGCACATGATATTTTATTAAATATGCCATGACCTCAAACGAACTCATCGAAGCCGGCAACCAACATCGTGCTGACAATCAGCCTGATCAAGCCATAGCATGCTATGCTCAGGCATTTGTGCAAGATCCCAACTCAGCAGCAGCATTCAACAACTATGGCAATGTGCTGCGTGAAATGGGCTATCCGGCCAGAGCCATCCCATTCTTGCAGCATTCTCTTGTGTTAGAACCTGCCAATGTCACAGCTCAATTCAATCTGGCAGTGAGTTATTTGATCATGGGCAACTACGCTCAAGGTTGGCCAGCCTACGAATCACGCTGGAACTACGAACATCTGGCCGGTACTGAACCCCGACACTCACAACCACGTTGGCGCGGCGAATCGTTACAAGGCAAAACTATCTTGGTCATTGGTGAACAAGGCCACGGCGACTGCATACAGTTTGTGCGATTCTTGTACAATCTACATGTGATGGGTGCTCAAATCAAACTGCAGGTCACAGATGGATTGATTCCAGTCATGAACACCAGCAACATGATCCAACAGGTCAGCAGCTACGACACTGACATGGGCGACTTTGACTACTGGGTTCCTATCATGAGCATACCAGGTGTGTTGGGCATCACCTTGGACAATCTACCCAAGATACAGAGTTATCTCAATGCTCAGCCTGCGCTGGTACAAATGTGGCAACAACGGCTAGGTCCAAAAACTCGCATGCGAGTGGGCATAAACTGGAGTGGCCGTAGAGATGCCTGGCTGAATCGTCACAAGGGTGTGCCATTCCCAGTGATATTGCAAATGATCCGGGCCAATCCTGAATACGAATGGATCAACTTGCAGATAGATGCCACACCAGAAGAATCACAAGCACTGGCAGATGCCGGTGTCAGCTGCTATCCAGGTACCATTGTTAGTTTTGCAGAAACTGCTGCGCTGATCATGAATCTGGACGTGGTGGTTGGTGTGGACACATCCATATCACACATGGCCGGAGCACTGGGAAGACCAGCTTGGATCATGCTGAATGCTTTTGCCACTGACTGGCGTTGGATGTTGGACAGAGACTCCAGCCCTTGGTATTCCACTGCCAGACTGTTCCGTCAACCCACAATGGGTGACTGGGTCAGCGTGACCAAGAAAGTTGCTCAATATCTCAAATGGTTCAAAGTTTAGACAAGAACACTATGCGATTTAGTTCGTTGGTGTAGCTTTCTTTGATTTGATTGTCTGGATGTTTTTTATTCCAGTCGTCTATTTCTTTTGTGACACTTTGATTTGCTGGATCAGATTTTATAGCGTTATTTACTGCATCTTGGGTGGGCGGTGCAACCGTCGTAACCGACTGATCATTGTTACTAACCGGAGTAACTGATGTAATAGTTGGCACACCTGAATTGTCTTTGATATTTTGCCATGCTGCCTTCCCAACGTTGTACGGCCAATGTGCAACAGAATCGGGAAATTTTGAGTAATCTTTTGGTGTTAAGAGATTGTATAATTCTGGTCCTGCAATAGCTGTGGCTGCTGTTGTTTTTTTCAGTGGTATGGCGTCCCATATTCTTTTTGGCAGCCACGGGTTCTTTTCTGCTGCCGCAGCGGCCGCGGCACTGCCAGGCTTGTTTTTAATTAAATCTAATACTTCATCTTTTGAAAGATGGATTCCGTTTGTTGGTTGACCCAGGCCTGGTCCAGCAGGTGGCGGTTGATCCATACTTGGATCCCGCTTGCTACCGGATGATTGTTGACCACCAGAAGTTTTTGATCCCTTAGCGCCCTTAGGAGATAGCCAGGAGGGTAAGGGCTCTGCTATCATTTCAGGATCTGCTTGACCACCTGATGTCATTGGCGGGTCAGCTCCTGGGCTGACCTGTCTGGCCAAATCATCTGCTGCCGGTGCTGGAGTTTCTGCTGGTTTTGCTGCTGGTGCTTTTTTTGCTGCACTAGCTTGTGCTGCTCGTTTTGCTGAATCTATATTCATTGCTGCAGGACCATTTGTTGGAGTTCGTAATTGATCAATAGTGACTCCAGGGCCTGTTGGTCGAGGTGGAATTCTGCCGCCGCCTGGCGGTGGAACATTGCTGACTTCACCAGTACTTGGATTACGCCATACTGCTGTACCAGATGATGGCGGCACTGGGTCTCTACGAAGCGCAGACAATTCTTCTGGTGATACTAAATTATCTGCTGATTTTACTCCGCCTAATTCTGACTTTACTCTGTTTATTGCATCCTTCATAGTTTCGCCGGGCAATCTTTCAATGCGAGGTAATGCCTTGCCTGCTAATTTTGCAGCATCGGTCCGAAGGTTTTCATTGATTGCAATTTCATTTATTTTCATAACAGGTGTCCAGTATTGGTATGGTTTATTTATTTTTAAATGTCATCTGATCCATGATAACATCTCTAAATTTTTCACTGTGAAAATATTGTTTGTTGTGTTCAACTCGGTTGATCACCCGACTGTAATCTTCTAAGACAGTGCCTGATCCTATCCATTGCTCTATAAATTCAACAATTTTGTAGATACGCACATTTTCATCAGGTTCGCTATCCCAGGTGGTCCACGGAACCACATCTTCAAACATATCTAGTCCAATGTCTTTGAGAAATTGATTGGTACCTGCAGCAGCCAACATAACAGGAATTTGTCTGGCTACAAATGGTTTGCAAGTTTTTTCACTGAGATAACACAAATCAATTGCAGTTTCAGTCACAATATTCACAGCATAACAACCATAAACCTCATGATCAATTCCTGGATCAGCTTTGTTACTGGTTGGCCCTTCGCCGGGTAAATCACGATACCCAGGAAAAGTATACATCATGTGATCCAATAGATTCCGGCGTTGGAACTGTTCAAACAACTGCACTCGAAATGATCTGGGTTTGTTGTTCAAACACATGATGGCTTGAGTTTTATTGCTGCCAGAATCCATGCTGAATCCTGACCACCAAAGATTGGCACGCAGACTAAACATCCATAAAAACAACGGAAAAAAATGTACCCCGGGCTCGGGGCGATACCAGTAGTCAAAATTATTGGTCAATGTGGGATTGATTTTGAATACAATTTTGCTGTCTGGATAGGGATTGTGTGTGTTGTCCAACACTCGATTTTGCGAAGGGTGAGCATTTAGTAATTGTTCTGTTTCGGTTGTATTCTCAAAATCCATGTCAGTCACCACCAATATGTCTTGATCAAACCATTGTGTAAGATATGTTCTGTTTGTGTAGTGTCGGTCAGGATGCAAGTAATGTATCATGCAAGTACTTAGTCAACAAAAAACCTGCCGAAGCAGGTTCTTTGCCTTCCCATCCCTGGGTGATTCTCTGATTAGGAGAACGAAAGGTTCGACACAGCGATCTCACCAACATAATCGCCAGCATTGCCGAAGCTGCTTGCGGTGTTGGTCAATTCGATGTAACCATAACGTGTCATGAACGACACGACTGGTTCGAAGGTGCTTGGATCCAGAACAACACCACTGCTCATCAACGGAATGTATGGGCAATAGAATGCAGGAGCGTCAGCTTCTGAGCTACCTTTGTAACCAACCAACACAGGAGTGGTATCGCTGGCATAGCTGTCAACAAACACACGCATTGCGCCGTTCAGTGTGCCAACAAACTTGGTGTTGGTAGGTGCTTCGAATGTACCTTCTGTGGTACGAGCAAATGCGCTTGTGGTCGCACTTTGCAGTACGGTCAATGCAGCAGAGCTAACAACAGCGTAGTTACCAGCGCCACGACGTGTGCGTTGGGCGATCAAGTTAGCAACACGGTTGATAAGAACAGCCAAAGCAGCGTGTTCGTCACCAACAAATGTAGCTGTACCAGATACGGTAGCTTGGTTGTATGTGAACTCAGTAGCTGCCAACGAACGCAGACTCAACAAGATCTCTTGGTCAATTTCAGCTGTGATCTCTTGTGCCAGAGCAGCCATGATTTCTGCTTCAACGTCAATGCCATGCATGGCTTGTGCGTCTTGAGCAGATTCAAAGGTCCAACGAGCTTGCAACTTGCGTGTGCGAGCTTCAACGGCCTGCTTCAGGATCTGAACAGAAATCTGCTTACCGCCAGTACCTTCCATGGTGGCTGTGGCGCCGCCAGTGTAGTTGGTAGCTGTGCTGGTATTTTGTGGTACTGTAGAATACGCAGTAGCGATTGTGAATGGGCTCAACGCTTCTTGGCCAGCTGTGACGCTGGTTGCAGCAGCACTAGTGTCAGTCAAACTCTGGGCATAACGCACACGCAGGGTGTGGATCTGACCAACAGGACCAGTCATGGGCTGGACGCCTACCAATTCGTTAGCGATAACGGTTGGCATAACACGACGGATAACTGGCAGAATCACACGGTTTAATGTGGCGATGTTGCCAGCGCCTGTGGAGCCTGCTGTTGCATTCTCTTTCAGGTACTTGCGAGTGTTTTCAAGGATAACACCCATGCTATTGCGCTTAGATCCGTTAAGACCTTCGAGCAGGGCTTCTTTGGTTTCGCCCCAGCGGCTCTCTAATAGTTCTTGTGACATTTAAGTCTCCTTTATTAAATGATTATAATCCTGCCAAACGCTTCAAGTCGATCACATTGCTGCGTTCTTCTTGTGGAACATTTTGAACAGTTTTATTACCAGTTACTGCGGTGACTTGTTCAGTGATAACTTTAGAGGTTCTCACGGATCTGTCTTCCAACACTGCTGGTAGATATTTTTCAAAAGCATTTTTCAGACGGGATGTCTGTACGCTTTCGAGCAAATTACGCATGGTTTCTGCTTTTTCCCGGTTGAGAGGAGCCAACAGCATTTCCAATGTGCTGTCACGCTCATTGGTTTCTTTTAACACACGCACTTCGCGTTCCTTTGCCTCAACCAAGACTTTCGCCTTGCGTGTGAGGTTGATGGCTTCCGCCAACTGACGATCTTTGCGACCCACTAGGTCGTACAACTTGCGTACTTCGGCTTTCTCATTGAGATGAGTTGCACCAAATTCAGCAGCGTATGCTTCAAAGATTCGACGTCCAAAATTGTTCTCGCGAGCAACCTTGATGTCTTCGTGTAGTTGTGTAAGTTCAGCTTTAAGATGACGGCTCACAGCATGAGTCATTTTGTCAGCACTTTCTCGGATGAAACGTGCTTTCAATTGCTCAAGTTTTCCACGTGCTTCGCGCACCAGACGTACTTTTGTCTCAACGACATCACGCTTGTCTTGTGCGAATTCTTGAATTTCACGGGCCAATGCATGCACCACGAAGTTTTCTAGTTTTTCTAGGCCTTCATTGTGCTGCTTGCGGTCTCGACGCAGTTCGCCAATTTCCTCAGCAAGTTTAGTGACCATAAAGTTGTTGAACTTTGTAGCCGACTCAGACATCTTGCCATGGAACTTGACGCGGTCTTCAGCGATAGCTTGCTTTTCAGCAGCAATTGCTGTGACTTCTGCGGTGAGACCTTCTGTAACCATACGATCTAGGGCTTCCACCATTACTGACTTATCGTGCTCATAGCGTTGTGCGAACTCTTCACGTAGTTCCACACGGGCTTGTTCACGAGCTTCATTGAGCTTGGCTTCCCAGGCTTCATTAATCTCTCGACGAGTTTCCTCGGTGATCAAGTTGCTATCTAGCAATGGTTTGATTGCATCTAACATTAGTAGATTCTCCTTAGATTTTGAGATCTTTGATCAGCTTTACAACTTCGCTTTTCAAATATCTCTGCACTTTGTTGTCTTGCCCAGCTTCACGTGCTACCTCTAGCAGTCTATGACCGTACTTCATGTTAATGAGACTTTCATAGATGGCCTTGGGATAAGCATTTGGAGCACTGGGTTGGGCAACCACATCTATAGTGACTATTTCAAAGTCACTTACATGTCCTGTTCTGTCATCAACATTGCCACTACCGCGACTGGAAACACCTAGTTTCACGCCGGATGTGAGCAATGTCTTGATCAATTCTCCCATTGGTGTTGGAAGTATTTTTAATTTTCCACAACCAGCAGTTCCGTCCATCCACATGCCTTCTACACTGTGGCAAACTCGATCCAGATTGATCTTGAGATCTTCTGGATGATCCACTTCACCTAATACCGAATTGCCTTCACGTATTTGAGTGTTGATGGTGGTGACTGCTTTGTTGATTTCATGCAATGGATATATTCTATCGTTGGCGTTGCGTTTGTCGCCTTCAATGCAAATACCCTTGAGATACAGATGTTTTCCAGTGCCATCTGGTCCAGATTCTTCAAGAACCTGGATGTTGGCCTGTGTAAAAGTCAATTGTTCTCTTAGGTATTTCATCAATTATCCACGTGCAACTGGGCTTCGGGTGTTGACACCACTAGCTTGACCCAAGTGTGGCTTGTTAGCTGGCTTGAGGTTTTGTGTGCCTTGTGCTGGTGTGTTACCCACACGACCAATCATGTCTTTGGTGGTGTTTCTGTAAGCAGGTGTGTCGTGATTGCCGCCCATTTCGCCGCCGGCATGTACAGGTTTCACGCTGTTGCCAATTGGACCTTTTGCGCCTGCGTTTGCAGCCACAGTATACCGCTTGTTCACGCCGCCTTCTTCACTAGTCACTGGCTTTGGGGCTGCTTTGAGTGTGACAGCTTCCATCATGCCTGGTTGCATATCGCCGGTATCGTCCATTTCAATGGCGTCGCCGCCGTCTTGAGATCCAAAACCGTCGCCGTTGTCGCCGCCCATCATGCCCATCATGTCTTCAAACTCGGCCATC